CCAGAGCCCAGTGCACGGGTCAACGTCACCTCGTTGGCGGCTTCGCCATCGGAGGTAATCGCCGAAATGCCGGCTTCCTTGATCTGAAGCGAGGAATCCTCGCGGATCAGGATGCGTGAGCCAGCACCAATCCGGGCGCCAGACGCGACTTTCGCCACGTTCCAGTTGCCTGTCCGGTTGCTCGAACTGCCGAGAGTCCACTTGTTGATGGCTCCCGCCGACGCGCCGTACGAGTTGTCCGCACGGTAGTCCTTCTTGTCCCAGTAGAGGAATACGCCTTCGCCGTATCCCACGCTCGTCTGGTTCGAGGATGTCATCAGTTCGCCACCCTCGTACTGCCGAACGCCGGCGCCCACCGCCAATGCGGACGGGGCTCCGTTCGTGTAGAGCCAGCCTTCGGGATGCGCTACCGCGTGCGACCGCAGCATTTCCGCACACCACTCGATGACGTACTCGCCTGTCCCACCGATGTTCTTGAGGTATACCCTACGCGGGACAAAGCCCGTGCAGATGTAAACCGCAGCGCCAGTTCCATTGAACACTCCACTTACTTTCATGGTCAGTCTCCTTCTATGAGTTGATGTTCGTGTTCGTACCTGTTAGTCCGGGATCGACTTCGCAGCGACCTCGTAACGAGCCATCCAAAGCTCGTTCAGGATGATGCACCCGTCGTACATCTTCCAGGACACAGCGCCCTTCTGTCCGCACACGTCCGCGATGGACGGGCTCGGATTGATGACGTTGATCTTCACGGCGTTCTTGCCCTGAAGAGGAACGATCGCGTACGAGTCCTGACCAAATATCAGGATGGGGTACACGTCGGGATAGCCGGCCGCTGCCGCGCCGCCCGAGAGGTAGGTCGTCTGCGAACCGGACACCGACGTCGCCGCCGCCTTCCAGGAGGAAAACAGGTCGGACGTGATGATGCGCATGTTCTCGACCTTGCCGATTTCGTTCGGAAGGGCCTTCATCGCATCGGAATACTTCTCGACCGGTGTAAATCCGGTGACGCCCTTCCAGTCCGAGTCCAGGTCGGTGTGACTCACCGCGAAGTACGCACGGCCAACGGGCTCAGTCGCGATCTTCGCCGTGGGGGCTATGATCTCGCTGATTTCCTCGGCGCGGTTGCGCTTCATCGAGCGGTAAATGCGCCGCAGATCGCTACGGCTCACCGTGCTGTTCACGAGCAGACGCGAGGCAACGCTCCCGCCGTAGAAGACATTGGTTCCCGCCTTCAGGACGGAAAACCGTATGATCTCCTTCGTCTCGGACACTTGCTGCGCAGCAGCCTTGACCATGTCGTCGAGGGTGTTGTCCTCGATGGTGTCCTGAATGACGTCAGTGAACGGAATGAAATCCGCGTACTGCTCAAGCACACACTGCAGGTCAGTGACCGTGAGTTGCTGGCCAGACGGCGCAACGCCTTCCGCGATCGGGGCGATTGCCGGGGGCAACGCTTCGATGCGGCGGTACTTGCGGGTCAGGCTCTTGTTCTGCCCTTGCGGGTCAACCTGGCCAAAGCGTTCGAGTATCATTCGCGCCTGGCCCCGTTTCAGCAGCTTCGCTACGGCGTATCCGTTCGTGCGAAAGCCAATCGAACTCGTCGTATTCTCAGTCGTCATAGCTCTTCTCCTTCATGTTTTATCCCTGCGGCTATGAGTTCGTTGGTGCCGCTGCGTTATTTACACATCACTACCGCTACGAGGCGGCTATGACTGTAACCAATGTTCTTGCCGTATTCGACGGACACTTGCGATTGTGACACTTGACTTCCAGAACAGTACCCTTCGCCAACTGTCCCTTGAACAGCGGCTTTCTCTCGTCGCCACACGAAGGACAGACGAAGGACTGCAACTTTTCAGTCTCTTGCATCATCGCGCTCCTGCCTCGAATCCCGACTCAAAATCATCTGCCACCTTCGCCTTGTTGGCCGCGCCGGAGCCCCGAACCGTCTCGGAAAGCAGCGCGTTCGTGCGGTCCTTGCCGCCAGCGACCTGCTTCGACCTGGCTGCCGCGACCTGCGACTCCTTGAAGGCGTCAATGGCGAGTACGGCATGCTCCGGATTGCCGCTCTGGAGCAACCGCTTCACCGACTCGGTTGTGCCGGCAGACCAGTCCTTCCACGCCTGCGACTTCACGATCTTCTTGGCGTCAGAATGCTCACTGGTGACTTGGTCCCACCAGCGAAGTTCAGCCAGTTCGGACTGCAACTGCTCGATGCGGGGGTCTGGCGCAGACTTCGGCTGGTTCCGGCCGGCCACCTGGGAAGCGATCACCGCGATGGCTTCGCCCATGTCGCCCATGTCCTTGAGGTACTCGGAGACCTTCACCTTCGTGCCGTCCTCCTGAGTCATCTCGAAGTCGCCAAGCTCCGACAGGATCCGCTTGGCGGCGGCTGGCGAGGCAGACGCCGCGGCAGTCTGGACGGTCTTGCTCGCGTGCGCCCGGTAGAAGTCGAGCACGGCGCAGGCTCCATCGACCCCGCCACTGACACCGAGCTTCTGGATATGGGCCGGCTGGCTCTCGAACCACTTCGTAAACGCCTCGGTCTTGATGATGTCGCCGGCATCCTTGTAGGCTGGCGGAAGCAGTTCGAGGACGCTCTTCTCTTCCGGAGCGGCGGCTTTGACGGGCGCCACGGGCGCAGGCGTGCCGGGGTCTGCATCGCCAGCCGGAGTCGAGAGCTTGGCGCCTTCTGCTTCCGCCTTCTCCAGGGCGGTCAACTCCTTCGCGGGAGGCGTCTCAGCGGCGGGAACGACCGGCGCGGCTGGCGCGGCCGGCGTTTCCGTAGGCTTCTCGGTGGTTTTCTCGGTAGCGGCTGGCGCGGCCGGCTCGGCGGGAGTCTCTTTTTGGGGCGCAGACGGAGTATCTTCCCCGTCCGGGGCGACAACGGCATCGTCGGCTTCCGCGAATCCCTTCTCGAAGTCGGGATCGAGGGTTTCCTGATCTGCGTCTGTCCGCTCTTCAGCGGTTTGCGCTTGTTCGTTCTTACCCATGTCTCATGTCTCCTTGTTTACGAGTCGGTAGTTCAGTTGTCGCTGAAATCGGTGCATACCCAGTTCGTAGTCACCGACACGAAACTGATAGTATCAAGCACGCCGTTGGTGATGCTGCCCCATGCGGCAGGCATCTCGACGCGCCCCGCCACTTCGTCAATCACGAGGTTGGTCGCAACCGTGTTGACTATGGTCACGCGCATGCCAGGACTGGAGGCAATGGCCAGCGTCATTGTAGCGACACCCGAATGCCCACCCACGAAAACAATGGCGTTCGTTACCGTCAGCGTACTGGCGCCGGCCGCAATCGTGAATGTCTGCGGAGTGTTGACCTGCTTCCCGCTGATTGTGGTCGCTCCAAGCGTGGTCGTGCCAAGCGTGGTCGTTCCCGATGAAGTCAGCGAGGACGTCGCCGTTATGTTCGAGCCGTACACTTTGAGCAGAACATTACTGACCAGGCTGGCAGTTGAACTCGCGAGACCGGCATTGAGATCGGCGGCGCTCGCCGTGACCTTCGTGCCGTTGATCTTCCAGATCGCGGAACTATCGAAGTTGACTTCGTTCCTGAAGTTCATGGGTGCCGTGATCTCTTCGGCCAGAGTTACGAACGCCATAACCGTGAGAACCGTTCCAAGCGTCATCAGTCTACTTTTCATTGTCGATCTCCCGCGATTCGCGTGCGCGAACCATTTTTTTTGCCTGTTCAACCATCTCCAACACCGAAGTCAAACCAGCGGCCTTCCCGCCCTTGCTTCGCAATTCCTGTTCCGGCAGAGTCTCTATCCCTGCCAGGATTTGTTGAACCAGTTTCTCGCGCTCTGCTCTCACTGCTCGCAGTATCAATTTCGCAGGTTCGCATTCTTCCGCTCTCGCTACTGATTCAATATCCCCCTCACGGGGGAACATTCGTTCCAAATCCATTACACTCTACCTATTCCCTTCCGTCAACATTGCGCACTTCCGGCTTGTCGCCTGCGTGCTTCGCTTGTTCGAGGGCAAGAACGGTCTTGGCTTCATTCAACATGGACACGGAAGCCACTTCTTCAATTCGGTTGGCCTGTTCGGCTTCTATCTGCGCAGCCTTGGCGCCCGACAGACCGGCTTCCGCTTCCTTCGCCGTCGCCTCTGCCGTGAGCTTCCGCTGTTCGGCTTCCATCTGGGCCTGAACCATGGGATCAGGCGGCGTCGGTTCGGCGGTGTCCTGGTTCACGATAACGAAGTCCGGGTCAAGATCGGTGGCCTTCACCACTTCGCGATACAGGTTCTCCAGCTTGGTCATCTTCTCAAGAGAGGGGTTCGACAGTGCCAGCGCGAGGAGTTCCTGAACCTTGCGCAGACGTTCGACCTTGTTCTGGTAGGCACTGAATCCAAGGGCCTGAACCGTGTAGTTGCCCTTGCCGGCAACGACATCCGGATCGTCCATGTTGTAGCCGTAGAGGTATTCGATCATCGGTTCGATGATGCCTTCGTCGAGGTTGCGAATCAACATGCCGATGTACTTGGACGCCTGCACCTGGCGGACGGAAACTTCCGTTGCCGTCTGCACGTTGGGGTCCGTGAAGCCCTGGGCGATGCGCGGGACCATGGATGCGTCGTCGAGCATCGGAAGGGCCATCTCCAGAAGCGACACGAGACTCTGGCCTACGTCCTGAATGATTACCTGCTGAATCGCCTTGCGTGCGTCGTCGCATTCCTCGGTGACTTCGAGCTTCATCCCGGGCTTGATCGTATTGGGCATCTTCTCGACCAGCCTTCGCTTCACCGCCAGAATGACGTTCGCCGCCAGCTTTTTGTTGTCCTCAAAGGCTCGCATGGCGCCGTTGATAACCATCTGCAGGGGCTCGCAGTTGTCGGCAATGCCCCACGGCGTTTCCTCTTCGATGTTGTCTTCGCAGTCACCAGTCACAAACGGCCGATTATTGGGCTCGTTCCGGCAGTAACGAACGATGTAAGACCCGCATGTGCACGCGAGGACTTCAACTTCATCGCCGGCATCATCAGCGCCGGCCACCATCAGATCAGCGGGTTCTCCGGCCCATCCCTGCGTGGCAAGCTCTGTCTCGATCGCTTCCGCGTGCGACCGCGGCATCCGGCCCCAGTATTCCCGGTAGGTCAACGTGTTTGTGCGGTAGCGAACATCGCGAAGCATCGGCGCGAGAGACCCGGAGTCCGAAGTGTCGTTCACGTTGGCCTGTACGCTGGTGGCCTGATTCGGGACTACTTCCTTGATTGCCGCTATGATGTTGTTCGTAATGAAGTAGGGCTTTCCGATCTTGCTGCGCATCCAGAACGGCGAGACGATTTGACGGTGGAACAGGCCGGCAGACTCCTGAATGTTGTTGCCTGCTTCGAGATCCCAGAAGATGTCCCACACTGGAACGTACGCCCATCCCGGCGCCATGAACTGCGTTGACCACTTGCCCCACGTCTCAGCGGACGGCACCCGGGAGTAGTCTTCAATGCCGTCGATTGTGAGGGTCTGCTTGCGCCAGCCTGAGCGTTTGACGTTGTGAACGATCTTCTTGCCCCAGGTCTTGCCGTACAGCCCGATCGACATTGCATGCTTCATCAGTTGCCGGTCGGCATGCGTGTCGACAAGCTGCTGATCCACGTGCGCGGTCATGGCGTCGATCGACTGGGAGATCAGCATTTCATCATCGGGCGTGACCAGTTCGCCGTTCTGCCAGCGCGAAGGCTTGAACGCATACGGCACCTTGCCCGACTGGAGAAGGATGTCGATGATGAGCGCGGTTGCCGCCATGACCTTCTCGCGGGTCTTCCCGAGATAGGTCCGAGACCGCCAATCCTTGCCTTCGTCTTCCTTCCAGACTTCGGGGCCGTCTTGCCGGATGAAGGCCAGATGGTTGCGGTCCCATTTGAGCTGAATGGTCTTGCGGTTATCCTCGAACTGGGTGAAGCGTTGACGCAGCCAGTCATTCGCTCCTGCGATGGGTAGTGATGTGTCTGTTCCCATGCGATCAGGGTCGTATAAGATAGCCAGTCCGTCAAGATTGCGCGTTCCTACTGCTTCTTGGCCCGATATTCGTACTGGAGATTTGATGCAATCATTTCCGGTTTGCCATCGCGCCAAGCAGACCACGCGCCCTCCAGACCTATCGCGCCAGTAAGCACACGGACACGATACTGCTCTGCTTCGTTCCGTCCACAAACCGTCCACTCGTCAGTCCGGATCATCCGAACCGCCGACTGAGCGGCTAACAGTTCGCAACTCGCACGCACCATGCCCCAACATCGCTGTTGGGCGTCTTCCAGTGTGTGTCGTACCGAGTTACACATTCTGGCGTCTTCGTCCCATGGAGCGCAAACCAGTGAGCGGAAACCGTCTGGCGCCTGCAGTACAATCAACTTGAAACGGTTCCAAGTCTCAGTCCATACAATTCCAATGTCAGTGTTCATGTTACGGCTCCCCTCTCTGCATTCCGACTGCTTCCAGCCGGTAGACTCCATCCCTGAGCGCCCAGACGTAGCGGCCCCCGCAGTCAGGACAGACATACTCCGTTTCGTCGCAGAACGGCGCTGATATGACGGGATGTCCACACTCCGGGCATCGGGATGCCGGCTTGAGAATGGCGTCAAGGTAGGCGAAGCGTGCGTGAATCTGGTTACGCATGACGCGAATGTGATACATCTGCACGCACTGTCCGATGACGATAACCACGAGAGCAATCACGATCATTGTGGCCTCCTGAATGGAAAGACTTCACTTACAAACCCTGCCGCCCTTTTGTGTCCGCCGCCGCCGTGCGCTTTGCATATCACGGACACGTCCGTACCCGAATCTGAGTACAGGGATACCGTCCACTTATTGCCGTCGAAGACGCAGGCGGCGCATACCGGAAACTCCTTCATGCGTTGCGCGAACCCCATCGAACCGAACGCATAGATGTTGCAGACCCAGCACTTCACACCGTCAATCTCGGATGCAAACCCGTAGGACTTATTCATGCTGGCGCAGTAGTTGTCCCGGTACTTGATCGCGGTTCTACCGGCCTCAATGATGGGTCCGCACACGTCGCGTGTCGGAAGAGGACTACCGTCGCCATAAAAGCCTTCTGCCTCTCCCGTCAACACTTGCCACCAGTCATCGCTTCCTGGCGTCTGGTCGCGCAACTTCATTCCCTCATAGAACTCGGTCGAACCGGGAATCTTGTGCGCCCATACGTCGTAGTCGCCGATCATCAGGACGCCACGAGGAACGGCGTAATTCCTTACGATGTCCGCACCATCGGCGAACTCTGGGCAGTCTTGCCCTACGATTGCCGGAATACTCCCGCGCCCTGAATACCAGTGGACGTACTGCCACGTCAGGACGCAACCGGCTACGCCGTCTTTGCGGAACCCGACGATCTTGTGCGGAAAGTCGGCGTACTTCTCGATAGCCGTCTTGTGGTGATCAATCCAAGTCACGTCGCGAGTAATGGCGAGTAGCCGGTGCATGTCTTCAAGGTTTAGACTGAAATCCACAATCCAGACCTGTTCGTCAGGCCGGATGATGTCAAACGGCACCGCTTTCGCGTAGTCCATTTCGACAAAAGAAACACCCTCAATCGCAGGCGTCTCGCCTTGCTTCATGCGTATCAAACCGATCGGTCCTTTGATCCCGACCCACCCATGGACTATCGCCGCCGCGCATCGCCCGTCCGCGTCATTATGATGTAGTACGATCACGTTTCTTTCCTCCCTATTACATGCAAAACTCTGTAGTTGCGTACCCACGTCATCGGGATCTTGTGCAAGTTGCAGAATTTCTCTGGCACCCTATGACCTTCATTCCCTGGTTGCCATGTCGTGCAGACGATCAATTCGCGCTTCGTCTTTTTGATGAGAAATCCCGTAGTGTGACACCATAGCGTAGCGTCCTCAACAACAGCCTTCAATTCATCACGGTTGAACCAGCCACCATTCCCGAAAGCATCCTTCCACTCAAAAGAAACAATTTTCATAGTTCTCTCCTCCAGGGGAATCGTTCATACCCCATCGCCAACACCATTGCGGCCTTCGTCGCCGGCAGAACGACTCCCGTATCCCGCCAGTTCAGTAAGGCTGCGTACAGGGGTTGCGACAACCCCTTTTCCGGCGCCGTGCCGGCCCAATGAAAGAGCATGTTCTTCGTGATGAGTTCCCAGAGCGCGTTGACCGCCTGAGACTCTTCGTGCCACATGACTTCGACGAACCACGGCTTTGGGTTCAACATCTCGCTGCGGATCAATTGGACCAGGTAGCGGTTGTGCGTGTCCGTGTGATCGTGCCAGTAGAACGTGTTGGCCCTGTACCGTGCATGCCAGTACGTGAGCCGCTGCGTGATGCCCTCGTACTGGATCAAACCGGTCTCGGGATTGAGTATCGAGTCAATGCAGACGAAAGGACGCTGCTCGAAGATGAAAACCCGCTTGGTCCGCAACTCCTGACCGGCCACGAGTATGAACCCCTCCGTCGCCTTGTCGTTGCCGTTGCCGACCGTCGCCGGCCAGCACACGGCGCCCCGGACGTAGAAGTCTACCGCCCTATCGTTAGGAAAATAACGGTTGGCGTTCTCGAACTGGAAGCTGACGCAGTTGCGATCGGTCAGTTGAACACGGAGAGGCTTCGGGATTGGGTTTACGGGTATATCGCTCATGGCGAACTGTCCCTTTCGGTCAAGAGGATTGCACGGGAAGGCGGCTGCGTCAATCCTGCGCAAAAGAAACCGCCAGTCCCAGTCGAAACCAGAACTGGCGGCGGGGCGGTACGGGAGAGGGATCCCGCGTGTGCTTTCAGTGTGTGACGTTCTTGAACCAGACTTCGGTCGTGTTGTTCGTGCCCGTGCTCGACCCGGTGAACACGGTTCTTACGATGTCGCCTTGCTGGACCGGCCATGTCGATGAAATGCGGTTGAGACTATGGTTGGTGAACACCCACGTTGCGATCGTGTTCGTGTGCCCGAAGTTTGAGT